GCCGTTTACTGTGGCCTCCGGAGAGGGGAGGACTTATAAATACAAAGTCAGTTTCAAAAGCCAAAGAAAGAGGAAATGTAGTTGCTAGCTATCTTGCCCAACCACCCGATTCCACCATCAATCGCGTTTGTTACTCCATCCTCGATGTGTTTAGACACCGTGGTTAGAGCATCATCGTGATTTCCGGCCTGAAAAGGGGGAAGGTTTTGACGAGCATGGTCAACCGCATTCTGAATTTTATCCTGCACGACCGGGGGAATGATTCTGCTTCCGCTATTGTTGTTCTTGGCACCACCGGTTTCTGGAATACCCTCCCAGTTCGCCACAATTTCAAAATAACCGCAGTTGTCTGCGGTTAGTTTGTAATTGATTTGATGCATGAGAGAGGTCCAGAGGTCACCGAGGTCCGCTGAAGTAGTGTAGGCAGAAGTTTCGACAAAATCATAAGCAGCGGAGGACACAGGTCTGGCAATCCATGTGAAGGGTTTGTTGTTGAAAACAAATTGTCCGTTAGAACCGTAGGATGACGTCAAGTTTGTTGGGTTGATGTTACCGAACTCACTAGTCACGTCGAAAAGTTCAACGGTAACAGCAAGCTGGGCGGCAACCGTCGAGACTCCTCCAGGATGGTAGCGTACTCCTGCAGAAACAAGACGAATCTTTTCCTGATCATCCAACCAGGTTGCTAAGCCTGAATCGGACGCGGAGCGAACGCTAGCATTGGTAGAGGAACCCGCGGAGTGGACCGCCGTGAAGTAGTCACCATACGGCATTCCGGGACAAAAGATGTAGCGCGAACCGCAAGAACCCGCGGTGGAAAGCACCAAATTAATGAATGCCTTGGATTGGTAAGTGGTTGAACGGGTTGAAAATTCGTCCCCAACACGAGCACCAATTGCGGACGGATCAAACGGGTCCACTCGGGACTTCGTGACCGCCACCATTGGCTTGTACAGGGGATGAGATTTTGTAGCCGGTTGACCACTCTTTTGAGATTTGGGTTTTCGTTGTTGTCGTTTCGACTTTTGTTTGGGTTTGTTTTGTTTTACCATTGTAGAGATTGAAACAATTACAGCTGAGATATTGTAGGAGCGATTGTATTTTACTAATTTTAAAGAAAATTTATCCGGACATCCAGCCGATGCCCGCAAGAAACATTCGATATTTGTTGTAGTCGGGATCAGAGCGATATTCGCTCAAGAAAATTGCTATCTCGCTTGGCTGGCGGCCGCCATTTAGAAGATTATAAAACGCCTTAGCAGTGTTCAGGGGGACGTAGCCCCACGGTGAATATATCGCCGAGCAGAACTCATACTTCTCGTGCGGACCGAAACGATGGTTGTTCTTAAGGACCATTTCGACTTCCGCGAATTTCTCCACGGCATTGTCTATGTAGTCTTCAACAGCATCGTCTCCATTGGCAAGAGGGTCCGAGCTTCCCACGGCGTACGACAAAAGCTCACGTTTATGGGAGTTGCCGTCCGAAGTTGTTAAGGCTCCGGAAGCAGTCCCACGACCATGAGATTTGGCGTAG